TGCGCCCCTATGAATGGTCGGTCAATGGCAAGACCGGCATCAAGGCATACCTACAGAGCATTTATGTGACCATCGAAGAGGATGCTCTCGAGCTCAAGTATGCGGAATTGGACGAGGCGCGGATGCCATCCTGATGGGTGAAGTTCTCGCCATCGCTTTCGTAGTACTGATCAGCGTGGCATTCGGATACTTTCTGGGTGCCACTCGAAACCGTAACGACTGATTTAGAGATTGGATACGATGAGCTTTACCACCTCCATTACCCAGAAGTATGTCCGTAAGCCGCTGTACGTGGAAGCGGTCCAAGTGACCGAGGAGAATTTCCCCGACATCGCCAGATGGTGCTTTGGCGAACTAGGGAATCTCGATGAATCCCCGGTGGATCCCACGCAGTCTGTGAATCCCAAGACGCAGTACATCCACGTCCGGGTTCACAATCCAAAGAATCCCCGTCAGACGAGGGCTCTCGTCGGCGACTGGATTCTGTACACAGAACGAGGTTACAAGGTCTACACCGACAAGGCGTTCAAGGCCAACTTCGATCTGGTGGAGGTTTCGGACATCGCAAGTTAGGAGGTGATATATGGAGGAGACAGACAAGCCGAAGAACTCGATCGTCGACATCAAGAAGTACCTCGACGACGAGGCGTTCCCGATCACGGGAGCTGAGTTCAAGGTGTTCTGGGAGTCCTTGTCCAAAGAGGAGAAGGACGAGTACAGGAACATCGATCTCTCGTAGCGTCCTAGTTCTGGGTGGGGCTTCGTTCACTAAGCCTGCGACATCCACCGCAGATGGAGTGCCGCCGTGTCTTCTGGGAGACAGTGTGCTGGCAGCCCAGATCTAGCTTCTGTTCCCTATCAAGGAGATGTGCTTGTGACAACCGCCGCAGCTTTGCTCGCCATGATTCTTCCATCTTTCCATTGGGTGGCTCACGTCCCCAAGCCAAAACATGTCGACAAGCGAGTGCAGGTGGTGAGGCCGTACAATGCGAAACTCGATCGAATGGCCTATTGCGAAAGCACCAGCCGTTGGTATCTAGATACTGGTAACGGTTTCTACGGGGGACTACAATTTACCCTTGGAACTTGGCGAAACGTTGGGGGAAGCGGCTACCCCAATCAGAACTCCGAGCTCGAGCAGAAGTATCGAGCGGTTCTTTGGCATAACCGTATCGGAACCTGGGTCACCTCAATGGGCTGGCCTCAGTGTGGTTATGCTTAGCTTCAATTCAAGCCAGGAGGTGACTATGTAGTAAAGTTTGCTTACTACGTTTGGGCTTGACGATGATGATATACGATAAATAATAATAGTATGATTGGGGGAGTCATGTGAGTTAAATTATTAAACCTGTTTATCGGTATGATGAAGAGCAACTAAGTGGCCGCGACCTCCAGGTAAAGGGTGCGGGGTATCATTCGTGTCATTAAACATAGACGGTTCCACCTACCATGGAACAAGCGAATGATGGAGGATATTCACAACCGGCCTGCCACTTGGTCTTGTAGGAGAAAATTATGGAATACAACATCAAACGAGAGAGCAAAATGAACATCAACGATAGGCGCCGTTCTTCTGGTATGTCTGAAGTTCCACACGATGACAGTGATTTAGCTCAAGCCGGAAGGCCTGACTGGATTGACGAGATGGGCCGTGTCGATGTGAATCGGACCACCAATGCCATGGTGTGGGCGGAGGAATTCGTCCATGTCATCTCGATGTCCCCACAAGCTAATCCTCACGACGTCAGTTTCATGGTCGGCTGGTTTGCTAATGCCATTGAGACGGGTCGTATGGCTGGTCGCGATAGCGAGATCCAGCGTGATTTCATGGACAAGCTTCATGAGATCATCTATCAGGCGGTTGGTGCGGCAACTGTGCCTATGATGCAAGATCATCCAGATTACGTCTTCCCGTCGGAGCGCGTCAAAGAGGCAGTCGAGGGTTGTCTCGTCAAGCTGGGAATTCCGCCTCGTGAGGGTTATGGCGGATAAACTACGCAGATGCCCTAAATGCGGCGAAGAAGGAGGGCTGATCTATTGCCGTAAATGTCATGGGCCACGAAGACCGAGCTCTGCTCGAGTTGGCTCCACACCAGGAGAAGGCTTTAGCTTCGTTGAGGAACGGAAGAATTCTATGGGGTGGAGTGGGAGCGGGCAAGAGTAGGGTCGCCGTGGCCTACTATATGCAGCACGAGGAACCGAAGAACGTCTTTGTCATCACAACAGCAAAGAAGCGTGACAGCCTTGATTGGGACAAGGAGTTTGCTGCGATTTCTATCTCTAAGTATGAGGACAGCACTATCGGAGGCGTGCTCACTGTTGATTCCTGGAACAACATCGAAAAGTACGTTGGCCTTCGAAACTGTTTCTTTATCTTCGATGAGCAAAGACTGGTCGGGCATGGCTCCTGGGTCAAATCCTTCCTCAAAATTGCCCGAAGTAATGATTGGATCCTACTTAGTGCCACTCCCGGGGACACGTGGCTGGATTACATACCAGTGTTTGTGGCTAATGGGTTCTACAAGAATCGAACGCAGTTCAAACTCGAGCACGTTGTGTACGCTCCATACACAAAATTTCCCCGTGTCGATCGGTACCTTGATGAGCAGAAATTGATGCGGCTGAGGAACCAGATTCTGGTTCACATGCCGTATGAGAAGCACACGGTCCGGCATCAGAAGATCATTCGAGTCGAGCACGATGTGAAACTGATGGAGAAAGTCGTGAAAACGCGATGGAATCCATACGAGGAACGACCGATTCGGGACGTTACAGAGCTTCTGGCCGTGTTGCGGAAGGTGGCTAACACCGATACGTCCCGTCTAAGGGCCCTCAGAGAGCGTCTAAGCCATCACAATCGTCTGGTCGTGTTCTACAACTTCAATTACGAGTTGGAGGCTCTACGGGGCTTAAAAGACGATATGACTGTGGCGGAATGGAACGGCCACAAGCATGATGACGTCCCGGAGACGGACCGTTGGGTGTATCTGGTCCAGTATGCCGCTGGATCCGAGGGCTGGAATTGTACAGATACGGACGCGATGCTGTTCTATTCGCTCACCTATTCGTACAAGAACTGGGAGCAGGCTCACGGGCGCATCGACAGGATGAATAGCCCATTTATGGATCTGTGGTACTACGTTCTGCGGTCAAATTCGGTCATCGACATGGCCATCTGGCGTAGTCTGAAGGCGAAGCAATCGTTCCAGCCGAGGTCGTTTGACGAGCGAAAACTGTAAATGGCCAAAAATCTTGGCAAACATCTTGGCAACTTTTCAAGAGTGTCGACGAGGGTATAAGCCCTGCAAAGGAGTGCATTATGGGTTTCAGGTGTGGTGGTTTTGGGCGAATTACGCTTGGTCAAATCTGGTCTAAAATTCTTTCCCTACGCGGGAGACTTAATAAGTAGTTATTAGGTGCGTTTTATGGGCTACTTCTCAAAGTAGTGTTTTTGGCCACTTTTTTGACCAAGGTCGCTGTTCGGTGCTGCCCAAGGCCAGTCTTCGGAGGTGAACAATTAGCGAAAACTGGAAGTCAATAGTAGGTTTCAGGAACTACAGTGTGAGCGATCTGGGTCAGATACGGTCTGAAACATCTGATCGTATCTTGGCCCTATCTCAAAACCAGTTCGAAGTAGTGCAGGTTGGGTTGGTGAGAGATCGCATCCAGTATCATCGCTCTGTGCCCTTACTCGTAGCCAAAGCATTCGTGCCTCAGAAGTTCGAGGCATACGAGACTCCGATCAATCTGGACGGAGACCGCTGGAACAACGCTGCTACAAATCTAGCATGGCGACCAAGATGGTTTGCCATTCGCTACAACCAGCAGTTCAGGATTCCCTATGAGCATCACATCGAGCACGCTATCCAGGATCTCAAGACTGGGGAGATCACGGACAACTCGCTCGAATGCGCCAAACGATACGGGTTACTCGAGTCAGATCTGGTTCTGTCAATCCTCAATCGCACCTATGTATGGCCTACTTATCAGCTGTTCGGTGTTGTCGAAGATTAGTTATTACCCCGTCGCATAATCGCAGGATATAATGGAAAGGATGAGAATGCCTTTCCTTTTTTCTTGCTTTATGAAGGGGACTCAAGTGACGGAAAACCAGTACCAATCAAGGCTTGTTCGTAGGCTGAGACGTATGTTCCCAGGTTGTGAAGTCTTGAAGAATGATCCCACGTACATTCAGGGATTTCCTGATCTGTTGATTCTCTTCAACGACAAGTGGGCAAGTCTCGAAGTCAAGGCTTCCGCGGATGCAGAAAGACAACCCAATCAGGCGCACTATGTTGGTAAACTGGGCAACATGTCCTTTGCGTCTTTCATCTATCCAGAGAATGAGGAGGAGGTTCTGATTGCGCTTCAACAAGCATTTGAATCTCCAGGGCGAACATGCATTCCTCAGTCCTAGCTCCTATCACTGGATCAATTACACACCGAATCGTTTAGCTGAACGATGGACTACTGCCCGTGCAGCTGCCTTCGGTGTAGCTAATCACCTATACGCTCAAGAGGAGATAAACGCAGGTCGCCTGTCCGATCATCGTGGTACATTGGGAATGTACATCAACGATTCAATCAGACATAGGATGACAACTGAGCAGATTCTGTTCTATTCAGAAAACTGCTTTGGCACGGCTGATGCAATTGCCTTTCGATACAAGACGCTTCGGATCTTCGATCTAAAGACTGGTGTCGTCAAAGGCTCGGTTCATCAGCTTGAGGTCTATGCTGCCATCTTCTGTCTTGAGTACAACATAAGCCCTTATGACATCAAGATCGAACTTCGCATCTATCAAGATGAGGAAGTCGCGGTCTTCGATGCGGATCCGGATGACATCATGTTCATTATGGAGAAAATTCAAGATTTCGATAGCCAGATTAATCACCTAAGGCTTGAGGAGGAGTCGTGATCATAGACGATACAGATCATCTTGCGCATTACGGCATCCTTCGTAGGTCGGGCCGTTATCCGTGGGGATCTGGCAATTCACAAAGTGCTCGCAACCGCAGCTTTCTCGACGCCATTGACTCTGCGAAAAAACAAGGTCTATCCGAAACTGAGATTGCTCGTGGTTACGGAATCACCACCACTCAACTTCGTGCGGCCAAGACGATTGCCCGTACAGAGCAGAAGCAAGCGCAAATTGGCCAGGCTCAACGCCTCAAGGACAAGGGGTATTCGAATGTTGCGATTGGCCAGCGTATGGGTCTTAACGAATCTTCTGTTCGTGCTCTACTTGCTCCTGGCGCGCAAGATCGTCTGGATGTTCTACAGGCGACTGCGGACATGCTTAAGAGTCAAGTGGAGAAGAAACCCTATCTTGACATTGGAAAGGGAGTTGAGAGCTCGCTTCCTCTTAGTTCCAATCCCAACGCCAAGATCGGAATCGCCAAGAACAAGTTCGACACGGCCGTCGCCATGCTGCAAGAGCAAGGCTACAAAGTGCACTACGTCAAAGTCCAGCAGCTCGGTACGGGTCAGCAGACTACGATCAAGGTGCTAACCAAGCCTGACGTTCCGTATTCCGAGGTCTATCGCAATCGTAGCGAAATCAAGCAGATCACTGATTTCAGCGAAGATCACGGTCGAACCTATCTTGGCATCAAGCCTCCTGTGTCGATCAATTCCAAGCGCATCGCCGTCAACTATGCAGAAGATGGTGGTGCAGACGCAGATGGTGTGATCCACGTTCGTCGTGGCGTGAAAGATCTGTCTCTTGGCGCATCCAACTATGCTCAAGTTCGTATTGCCGTGGACAACACGCATTACCTCAAGGGCATGGCAATGTACAGAGATGATCTGCCAGAAGGTAAGGATCTGGTGTTCAACACCAACAAATCCAATACCGGAAAGCTCAAGGATGCATTGAAGGAATTGAAGGATGATCCCGACAATCCCTTTGGCGCGTCAATCTCACGTCAGAACGATTCTCGTATCATGAACATCGTCAACGAAGAAGGTGATTGGGGCAACTGGTCAAAGTCACTTTCTCGTCAGATGTTGTCCAAGCAGGATCCTAAGTTGGCCAAACAACAATTGCAGATGACTTTGGAACGTAAGCAACAGGATCTCAATGAGATCATGAAACTTACGAATCCGGTGGTAAAGAAGAAACTGCTCGAAACGTTCGCTGATTCAGCCGACTCTTCGGCAGTTCATCTTAAAGCTGCCGCTTTGCCGAGACAGGCATCTCGAGTCATTCTGCCAATTTCGTCCATGAAGCCAAATGAGATCTATGCTCCTGGTTTTCGTGATGGTGAACGAGTTGCGCTTGTTCGCTATCCGCATGGTGGAACATTCGAGATTCCAGAGTTGACGGTCAACAACAAGAGTCCTGAAGCCAGAAGTACGATTGGCAATACGCTGAAGACCGATGCTGTCGGTATTCATCACTCTGTTGCACAACGTCTATCTGGTGCCGACTTCGATGGTGACACCGTTCTGGTCATTCCCAATGATCGCGGAACAGTCAAGACATCACCGCCGTTGGAAGGTTTGAAGGGCTTCGATCCCATGACGTACAAGATTCCAGATGGATCGCCGATCCCGAAGATCTCACCAAGTCGTAAACAGCAAGAGATGGGTAATGTAACCAATCTCATCACTGACATGACGATTCACGGTGCAGGTTCAGAAGAACTTGCTCGTGCGGTGCGACATTCGATGGTGGTCATCGATTCAGAGAAGCATGGTCTCGATTACAAGAGATCGGCTGCTGACAATGGAATCACTCAACTGAAGTCAAAGTATCAGAATGCCAGTAAGAAACAAGGCGCTTCTACTTTGATCAGTCGAGCAACGGCTGACATTCGTGTTCCTGAACGTAAGCCAAGGTCTGCTGCCAAAGGCGGGCCTATCGATCCGGCTACAGGAGAGAAAGTATTCGAGCCGACAGGCAGAACGTACGTGAATCAAAAGGGCGAAACGGTTCATGTTACGCAAAGATCTCAGCGTCTTGCTGAGACCAAGGATGCTTCGACTCTTTCATCAGGAACGCCTATCGAATCCGTTTATGTGAATCATTCCAACAAACTAAAGGGCATGGCGAACACGGCACGCAAAGAAGTTGTGTCAACGCCGACGTTCAAAGTTTCGCCTTCAGCGAAGACCGCCTATGCAGAACAAGTGTCATCGTTGGATTCGAAGCTAAATATAGCCCTCAAGAACGCCCCCCTTGAAAGACAAGCCCAGGTCATTGCCAATACGGTTGTCACACAGAAGCGTCAGGCCAACCCCGACATGGATCCTGACAACCTGAAGAAGATCAAGTCACAAGCGCTTGCTGAAGCAAGAGTGAGAACTGGTGCTCGTAAGCAGCAGATCGAACTCACACAGGCTGAATGGGATGCCATTCAGGCACACGCTATAAGCAACCATAAGCTGACACAGATCATCAACAACAGTGACCTCGATCGCATCAAGGAGTTGGCAACACCAAGAACAGAAGAGAAGATGACTTCATCAAAGCGTCTTCGTGCACAGTCAATGCTTGCGTCTGGCTACACACAAGCAGAGATTGCTGATGCACTTGGTGTGTCACTGACAACACTGAAGGCAAGCATCGATGAGTGACATGACAACAACAGTTGAGTACATGCTGACAACTGTGGACAATCCTTACGATCCGTTCACACAGTTCGATGAGTGGCTTGCGTTTGATGTGAGTCATGGATACAACTCCGCATCCTTCCTTGCTCGAGTAGCTACTTTTTCAAATGAAGTGTCTGAAGCTGATCAGGCACTGGCAATTCAACAAGCAATCGATGAGATCGTGGCCGAGAACGTCAATGGAATGTGGCGTAAAGTCGCGAGAAAAAATTAACAAAATTTCGACAAGTAAACTCAATTTACTTTCGAACAAATCAAAAGGGTGGTTGAGTTTTGATAAGGGGGGGTGTCGCAAAAATTAACCCCCCCTTTACATCGCCCGGCTCCCAAAAATAGCCCCGGAGGGACTTTTTCCACAAACAAAGTGAAAGGAGGTGGCGTGGCAGCAAGGAGAAGACGGGATGAGACAGCTGAAACTCGTCGAAAGCCCGCTACAACTCCTGAGGCCCGCGAGAACGAGCTCGTTTCACTAGCTCACGACCTGGCAGAACAGCAGATTCGTGAGGGTTCCGCTTCGTCTCAGGTGGTCACACACTTCCTGAAGCTCGGTTCGAGCCGTGAGAAGCTCGAGCAACAGCGACTTGAGCATGAGAACGAACTGACTCGAGTCAAGATTGAGCAGATCGAGTCTGCTCAACGTGTTGAAGAGCTATATGTCGAAGCGATCAAGGCTATGCGTGCATATTCCGGCGCGGAGCCTCTTCCGGAGGACGATGACCAAGATACGAACGTACTCTGAGCTGAAAAGGCTGAGAAGTTTCGAAGAGCGTTTCGAATATCTGTCATTGGGCGGATATGTCGGTGAAAGCACGTTTGGGTTCGATCGTTGGGTCAATCAGGCCTTTTATCGTTCCAGAGAGTGGAAGATGACCCGTCACAGGGTTATTCTCCGCGATGGTGGTCTCGATCTCGGTATCGAAGGCCATGAGATATTTACGGGCTTGATCGTCCATCATATGAACCCTATTGCACTAGTTGATATTCAGCACAGCTCAGAGTGGCTGTTGGAGCCTGAGTATCTTGTCACAACGTCTCTTCAGACACATAATGCAATTCACTATGGAGATGCAGCACTTCTACCCAGAGGACCAATTGTAAGACAAGCCGGAGATACCAAGCTCTGGTGATCTTGCAGAAGGAGAATCAAATGGAGAATTTCGATCAGGAGCGCAGCTCCGAGCGTCAGGACAATCCCGCCGAGCCCGCTCAGCCGCATGAGCCGCTGGAGTCAGGTCCCGCCGGTCCGCCGAACCCGGTTGTCGGTGCCGATCAGCCGGTCACCGAGCCCGCCAAGCAGGAGACGGCGCTGGATGCCGGTCAGACGCCGCAGGCCGACACGTCTCAACAGGACTCCGCTCCGGTTCCGGCCGGTGAGCAGTCGGTCGAACAGGCTCCGAACTACGAGCAGGAGCAGCAGGCGGAGAACGACGCCTCCGACGAAGAGGTTCCGGACACCTCGGGTCTTGAGCCGAATGTTCAGTATTCACCGGATCAGGTCCCGGCGGATGGTGACAACAGCCAGGCCGAGCTGAAGGAGGCTCCGGCCGATGACGCTCAGTAATCTCAATCCCGGTCAGAAGAAGACTGCTCGAGGAATCGCCCGGCACGCGGCGCTTCTCGGTCTTCGTCACGCCCCCGAACTCCACTACACACAGAGCTCGGCTCGCTGGCAGGGCATCAATGAGCGAAAGCTGTCCGAGAAGGGACAGTATCCGACCGAGGCCGACTGTTCCGCTTTCGCCACCTGGTGTCTGTGGAATGCGCTGGCCGTCAAGTTCCATCAGGGCGACATCGTCAATGGCGAGAAGTGGCGAGCCGGTTACACCGGCACCATGCTCGACCATGGGATGCCCGTTCGTCGTCTCAGCGATGTCCGCTGGGCTGACTGCGTGATCTACGGCGTTCCCGGGACGACCGGTGAGCACACCGCGATCATCACTCACGTGGAGCCGGGTGGTCGGAATCTCCACGTCGTCAGCAATGGCTCGGAAGCGGGTCCGTTCTGGCTTCCGTACAACTACCGGAGCGACATCATGTGCATCCGGAGGTACATCTAACACCCAGAAAGGGGGTGAGTAGATGGAGACTAGTATTCTCACGAGTACTAAGAAGATGCTGGGCATCGATGCCGATTACACAGTATTCGATCTCGATATTATCACTCACATCAATTCGGCTCTGTCTACTCTCTCCCAACTGGGAGTTGGCCCTGCCGTCGGTCTGTCCATCGAGGACGCCTCGAGCAACTGGTCGGACTTCATCGCGGGTGACGACCCGTTCTACAACTCGGTCAAGACCTACGTGTACCTCAAGGTGCGTCTGGTCTTCGATCCACCTGCTGTGTCCTACGTTCTCATTGCCGCCGAGCAACAGATCAGGGAACTCGAGTGGCGTTTGAATGTGACACGAGAGGGAACGGACTGGGTCGATCCCGATCCAGCTCCCGATCCCAATCCAGAGCTCGAATTCGAAGAGCTCGAGGAGTTCATCGATCCCAATCCCGATCCAGTGGGGTAAGTGATGGAACCAGAAGCAGTGGTGCAGGACCTCCTCGCCCATCATGGGGTCAGAGGGATGAAGTGGGGTGTTCGCCGCTCTCGTGGTGCCACTGAAGTGGCGGTCACCCAGAAAGGCAAGAAGCTGAAGGCCTCTGGTGGCAGTGGTCATACGCCTCATCCCGACGCGGTCAAGGCGAAGAGCATCAGCCAGCAGCTGAAGAAGAGCGGAGCTCACTCGCTCTCCAACGAGCAGTTACAAACGCTGACCAATCGTCTGAATCTGGAGCAGAGCGCCAAGCGTCTGCACAGCCAGAGCAGCAGTGCCAATCGGTTGCAGCGTGGCAACGCGTTTGCTGGTGAAGTTCTCAAGTCGGCTGGGCATCTGGCAGCTGGGAAGAAGCTGGCCACGAAGCAAGCCTAAGAAAGGAGGTTAGCGTGGGTCTATCGAACATGGCGACACCGGTCTACTACGGTCGGTTTCGCGAAGCGGTTCTCCGTGGAGACATTCCGGTGAATCGGGAGATCTCGATGGAGATGAATCGTATCGACGCGCTCATCGCTAACCCCAACATGTGGTACGACGATCAAGCGGTTGAGGGATTCATTCGTTACTGTGAAAAGGAGTTGACCCTCACTGATGGATCGGACCTTCATCTTCTCGATTCGTTTAAGCTCTGGTCAGAACAGATCTTTGGTTGGTACTATTTTGTTGAGCGAAGTGTTTACGTACCGAGTAAAGAGAATCATGGAGGTCACTATGAGCGTCGAACTATCAAGAAGAGACTCATCCTCAAGCAGTACCTCATCGTTGCACGTGGTGCCGCCAAGTCGATGTATGCCTCGTTGATTCAGAGTTACTTTCTGAACGTCGACACGGCAACCACACATCAGATCACCACGGCGCCGACGATGAAGCAAGCCGACGAAGTCATGTCGCCGATTCGTACGGCCATCACGCGCGCGCGAGGACCACTCTTCAAATTCCTCACCGAGGGCTCACTTCAGAACACCACGGGTTCAAGAGCCAATCGGGTCAAGCTGGCCGCGACGAAGAAAGGCATTGAAAATTTCCTTACTGGTTCATTGCTTGAAGTCCGCCCTATGGCCATTAACAAGCTACAGGGACTTAGACCAAAGATCTCTTCAATTGATGAATGGCTGTCAGGAGACCTTCGAGAAGATGTCGTTGGCGCTGTTGAACAAGGTGCGTCCAAACTAGACGACTATTTGATCATAGCTATTAGTTCGGAAGGAACTGTCCGCAATAGTTCCGGCGATACGATCAAAATGGAACTAGCTGACATCCTTAAGGGTGAGTACCAAGCTCCGCACGTTTCCATCTGGCATTACAAGCTCGACGAGATCGAAGAAGTTGGTGATCCCTCCATGTGGGTGAAAGCCAATCCGAATCTAGGGGCAACAGTTTCGTACGAGACCTACCACCTCGACGTTGAAAGAGCCGAGAATGCTCCAGCTTCTAGGAATGACATCCTTGCCAAACGGTTCGGTATTCCTATGGAGGGCTACACGTATTTCTTCACCTACGAAGAAACTCTTGTTCACCGTCCACGTGAATTCTGGTCACTTCCTTGTTCTCTCGGCGCTGACCTATCGCAAGGCGATGATTTCTGTGCATTCACCTTCCTCTTTCCGCTGGGTGGAGAGAAGTTTGGAATCAAAACCCGAAGTTACATCACGTCACTCACGCTGATGAAACTACCTGGTGCCATGCGCACCAAGTATGAGGAATTCATCAACGAATCAAGCCTCCATGTCCTTGAGGGATCGGTACTCGACATGATGGAGGTCTATGAGGACCTTGATACGTTCATTACGTCGTCTGAGTACGACGTTCGAACTCTGGGCTTTGACCCATACAATGCCAAAGAATTTGTCACCCGATGGGAAGCTGAGAATGGCCCGTTTGGAATCGAGAAGGTTATCCAGGGAGCCAAGACTGAATCTGTACCCCTCGGCGAGCTCAAGATTCTCAGTGAGCAACGACTCCTCATCTTCGATCAATCTCTCATGTCCTTCGCCATGGGCAACGCTATTACGTTGGAAGATACCAACGGCAACCGTAAACTTCTTAAGAAGCGCCAAGATGAGAAGATCGATAATGTAGCCGCGCTTATGGATGCTTGGGTTGCGTACAAGGCGAATAAGGAGGCTTTCGAGTGAGTGAAGGAGGTGAAATTCGTTGGGGTTTGGTTCGTATCTGAAACACGCGTGGAATGTCTTCACGAATCAAGATGCTTTAGGCTCAGGTAGTGCCGCAGCTTCTGGTGACTATGGAGCCGGATATTCGTTCAGGCCAGATCGAACAAGACTTCGAATTCCTAATGAACGCTCGATTATTTCCGCAATCTATACCCGCCTTGCTATTGACATTGCGACGATCGATGTGCGTCATATTCGTACGGATGACGAGGGTCGATACAACGACGACATCGACAGCGGACTCAACAATTGTCTAACGGTTGAAGCGAATCTGGATCAAGCGGCACAGGCGTTCCGCATCGATCTCGCTTTGACCATGTTCGACAAGGGCGTTGCGGTACTTGTCCCGATTGATACAACTGTCGATCCAGGCAATACCGCGGGCGGATTCGATATTCTCACGTTGCGAGTCGGTGAAGTGATGCAGTGGTTCCCCGAGCACGTGCAGCTCTGGCTGTACAATCAGAAACTCGGGATTCGACAACTGGTCACTCTGCCGAAAGCCAACGTGGCCATCATCGAGAACCCGTTGTACTCGGTGATGAACGAGCCGAACTCGACTTTGAAGCGATTGCTGTACAAGCTCAATCTTCTCGACTCCGTCGATGAAGCAGCGGCTTCGGGAAAGCTCGATCTGATCATCCAGTTGCCGTACGTGATCAAGTCAGAGGCTCGGCGACAGCAAGCTGAGCAACGGCGTAAGGACATCGAGTTCCAGCTCAAGGGCAGTCAGTATGGCATTGCCTATACGGACGGTACGGAGAAGATCACTCAGCTGAATCGTCCTGCCGAGAACAATCTCATGGCTCAGATCGAGTATCTGAGTGCGCTGCTCTATGGTCAGCTGGGTCTCACCGACGCCATCATGAATGGCACCGCCGATGAGAAGACCATGCTCAACTATTGGAATCGAACCATCGAACCCATCCTCGAGGCGATCTGCCAAGAGACATCTCGTAAGTTCCTGACCAAGACCGCAAGAACTCAGAAGCAAACGGTCGCGTACTTCCGTGATCCGTTCAAGCTGATCCCGATCGAGAACATCGCCAAGATCGCCGATGTCTTCAGTCGCAACGAGATCCTGACGGCCAACGAGATTCGACAAGTCATCGGCTGGCGTCCCTCTGGCGATCCCAAGGCCGACAAGCTCATCAACGCCAATATTCGTGGTCAGACGCTGTCTGGTCTTTCTACGATTAGCACCGGAGCGAATGCTGGAGTCAACCCAGATTCCAATCCTGATGATTCCGGTCTCAGTGAAATTGATTCAGCATTGTCGACGAATGGATCGGGGCCATGACCCAATACGATCCTGTCTATTCGCATCAGTACTACGAACAGCACAAGAGTCTGAAGGGGCGAAAGCCCGGTGGAAAGGCTGCTGTGGTTGGCGCAGGTTTCACCACCGCGAAACTCGCTAAGAAGCCATCGCCGAACTCTTTGAGTGCGATCAAGCTGCCCAACGGCAAGACTATCCACCTCAATGCTACTCAGCTGGCGGTAGCCAAGACCCATGTGGCTCAACGCATCACACAGCTGAAATCACATCTCTCTCAATTGCAACACAAGCTTCAGACTGAAAAGGCCAAAGTCAATGTGGCCAAGAAGGGGAAACAACCTCCGACTCAGTCTCAAAAGAACAAGACTGCGCAGAAGGCCAAGCAGTATCGGCAATCTCACAAGCAGCAACTCGCTAATAAGGCTAAGGCGAAGTCCAGCAGTGGGCCCAAGAAAGCCCCCAGCGTTCCCGCCAAGTCGACATCTAATCCTGTGGCGAGCCTAACGAAGCAAATCGCTCAGACACAGGGAGCGCTTGATGCAGCAACACGTCTGCAACAAACGCTCGCGGCAGCCAGTAAGAACGGCTAACAGGCCGACATCCAAAACTGAAAGCGAGTATTCAAAATGGAAGCAGAGGCCAAGCCCGACTTCAGCGGCTGCGTCTTTGGTGGAAGTTTGATGCACTCCGACAAGACCAAGGCGGACTTCAGCGGTTACGCCACTCGGGCCAACATCAAGTGCACCGATGGCCGAACCATCATGCCCGATGCCTTCAAGCATCAGGACACGATGACGGTGCCGCTCGTCTGGCAGCACAACCATGACGAGCCCGCCAATGTTCTCGGCCACGCGATTCTCGAAAATCGTGACGACGGCGTCTACACTTACGGGTTCTTCAACAGCACCCCGGCGGCGCAGAACGCCAAGACGCTGGTTCAGCACAACGACATCAAGTCGCTGAGCATCTATGCGAATCAGCTGACCGAGAAGGCCAAGCAGGTTCTCCATGGCTTCATCCGTGAAGTCAGTCTGGTTCTCGGTGGCGCCAATCCGGGGGCGTTCATCGACAACATCACCCTGGCCCACGCCGATGGTGGAATGGTCACGTTGGAAGACGAGGCCATCATTTACCCCGGCGTCGAAATCTCCCACGACAGTGACGGAGACGATCCAGACAACAGCGACTCCTCCAACGACGCAGGCAACGCCAAGGAGGACAATTCGGACGAGGCTGAGCATACGGTCCAGGAGATCTATGACTCCATGACCGATGATCAGCAGTCAGTCGTCCACTATATGGTGGGAGCGGCTCTCGAAGGTGGATCCGGCGATGCCGCCCATTCTTCATCTGACAAGACCGGTGAACTGGTTCACGACGACACAAAGGATGGACGACGCATGACCCGCAACGTCTTCGAGCAGACGGGTGGTGGCACAGAGGACAAGAACGGGAAGCATGTCCTCACGCATGACGCGATGAAGGAGATCTTCGCCGACGCTCAGCGTGGTGGATCACTGAAGGACGCCGTCGAGGGTTACGCCCTCAAGCACGGCATCGACAACATCGACACGCTGTTCCCGGAAGTCAAGACGATCACCTCGACGCCCGAGTTCATCTCGCGGCGCGTCGAGTGGGTCAACGGGGTTCTCTCCGCGACCCGGAAGACGCCGTTCACTCGGATCAAGTCCCTGGTCGCCGACATCACATTCGAGGAAGCTCGAGCCAAGGGTTACATCAAGGGAAACCTGAAGAAGGAGGAGTACTTCGCCGCAGCGAGGCGAGTCACGACTCCGACCACGATCTACAAGAAGCAGAAGCTGGATCGTGACGATATCCTCGACATCACGGACTTCAACGTGGTGACCTGGCTGCAGGCCGAGATGCGCCTGATGCTGGACGAGGAGCTCGCGCGCGCCATTCTCGTGGGAGACGGTCGTGCCATCGACGATGACGACAAGATCCGGGATCCCGCCGGTGCCGCAGAGGGTGCAGGCATCCGGGCCATCGTCAATGACGATGAGCTCTACGCCGCCACGGTGACGGTCGCCGCCGGTGCGCCGGGGAACGACATCATCGACGAGGTCGCTCGTTCGATGCGGTTCTACCGGGGATCCGGAAGCCCGACGTTCTACACGACGCTGCCGAGGCTGACCGATCTGCTCCTGCAGAGGGACTCGTTGGGCCGCCGCATCTACAACACGGCGTCGGACGTCGCTTCGGCGATGGGCGTGTCCAACATCGTCGCCGTTGAGGTCATGGAGGACGATGCCTATGCCGGACTTCTCGGCATCATTGTCAACCTGGCCGACTACACCATCGGTACCGATCAGGGCGGAGAGGTCAACTTCTTCGACTTCTTCGACATCGACTACAACCAGTACAAGTACCTGCTGGAGACACGTTGTTCCGGTGCCCTCATCAAGCCGCGCTCGGCTCTCGTGCTGAGAAGTGGTGCTGCGGGTGCCACAGAGGTCGTGCCCACTGCCCCGACGTTCGATGAGGCCACGGGCGCTATCACGATCACCGACACCGCGGGTGTGGTGTATCGTCGTGCTGACACCAATGCAGTTGTCAACAACGCCGGTTCGCCGATCGCAGTCGATCCGCAGTCTGAGCTGAAGATCTACGCTCAGGCGGACGCGACTCACTTCCTCGAGGTCAATCAGGAAGACGAGTGGACCTTCAGGAACGATAATCCTGCCGCGTAATCAAGGGTAGGTGACAATGGCAAGGTTCTTTGGTCGTGTCGGTTATGGTGAGCAGTCTGAGACATCTCCAGGTGTCTGGGAAGACATCATAACCGAGTATTCGTATTACGGGGACGTTATCCGCGATACACGACAGCTTCGTGCTGCGGATAAAGTCAACGATGATCTCAGCGTACAAAATACGATCAGTATCATGGCCGATGAGTACGCAAATGACCATTTCTTTGCCATTCGATACGTGGAGTGGGCGGGGGTTCTCTGGACTGTCACGCAAGTGGAAGTTCAACGCCCCCGTCTGCTACTCAGCCTAGGGGAGGTGTACAATGGCCCCAAGGCTGCAACTCCATGAGCTCCTCAAAACGTTCACCGATAATGTATATTTTCAGCCTCCTGAAAATGTGAGTCTGGAGTATCCCTGCATTATCTATGCCCGCGATTTTGAGAAGACCGAATTTGCAGACAATGCTCCGTATAACAGCAAACTTCGTTATGCGGTTACGGTCATAGATCGAGATCCTGATAGTGAAATTCCTTCCAAAGTGGCTGCGATGCCTATGACAGTCTTCAATCGATATTTCGTAGTCAACAACCTGAACCACGACGTATACAACGTGTTCTTCTAAGGGAAAGGTAGCACATGCCGCCTCTTACATGGGACAATGTCGGCGAGCGCCTGTACGAGACGGGCGTGGACCGAGGTGTCCTGTTTCTTCCGGATGAAACCGGAACGTACAACGATGGTGTCGCCTGGAACGGGCTCACCACGGTCACGGAGTCCCCTCAGGGCGCTGCGGCCACTCCGCAGTACGCGGACAACATCAAGTACCTGAACCTGATCTCCGCCGAGACGTTCAACGCGACGATCGACGCGTTCACGTACCCGGAGGAGTTCGCCGAGTGCGACGGTACCGCGACTCCTGAGTCAGGCGTCGCCGTCGGACAGCAGGGACGTCACGTCTTCGGTCTCTGCTACCGGACTCGTGTCGGAAACGACATCGATGGCACCGATCATGGATACAAGATCCACATGATCTATGGCGCTCAGGCCGCTCCGTCGGACAAGGCCTACGGCACCATCAACGATTCGCCTGCGGCGATCGCGTTCAGCTGGGCGATCACGACCACTCCGGTTCCAGTCGCCAATTTCAAGCCGACGTCTCTTCTGACGATCGACTCGACCAAGGTCGACGCGGCCACTCTGGCCGATCTGGAAGCCATCCTCTACGGTTCGGGCGGAGTCGACTCTCGGCTTCCGCTCCCCGACGAGATCATCGGCATGTTCGCCGGTGCGGCTCCGGCTGCGGTCCGTCTGACGGATGCCAATGCTCCGAGCTACGACGAGGCCACGCATGTCGTGACGCTTCCCACCGTGGCCGGTGTCACGTGGGAGATCAACGGCGCTCCCGCTGATCCGGGCGCTCAGCCCGCTCTGGCGGTTGGTCAAACCGCTCTCGTCACGGCTCAGCCGACAGCTGGTCATGTCATCACGGGCGACGACGACTGGACGTTCGACTACTAAGCCGGAATTAAGACAGGAGGCCAGAGATGCTCACCATAACAGTTCCCGGCGTCGAGCATTTCGACGAAGACACTGAAGAGTTCGTCAGCGTTGGTGACGTTGTATTGGAGCTGGAGCATTCTCTGGTCTCACTGTCAAAATGGGAGGAAATCTTCGAGAAGCCCTTCTTGGGTAAGGAAGACAAAACTTCTGACGAGGTGATGGCTTACATCAAGCTCATGACCTTGTCCAAAGTTCCAGAGGAAGTTTTCCTCAAACTCTCCGAAAGCAACATCTCGGACATTGACAAGTACATCAATGCCAAGCGGACTGCTACCTGGTTCAATGAAGCTCCGGGAGCTCCACCAGCCAGGGAAGTTATCACCTCAGAGCTCATCTATTACTGGATGGTTGCTTTCAACATCCCATTCGAGTGTCAGTACTGGCATCTCAACAAACTGTTTACATTTATCCGAGTCTGCAACATCAAGCAGGCCAAGCCGAAGAAGATGAGTCGATCTGAACTCGCTCAACGAAATCGGGAGCTCAATGCTCAACGGAAAAAGCAATTGGGGACGACGGGTTAGAAAGGAGGTGACATGGCAACGCTTACTTGGGAGAAGGTCGGCGATCGGGTCTATCATACAGGCCTGGATAAAGGCGTTCTCTATCTGAAGGATGGAACTGCCGTAGCGTGGAACGGACTCACTTCCGTCGAGGAGGATTCCAACAACACGCTCAGTTCTTACTATCTGGATGGGGTAAAGTTTCTGGACAATTTGGCTCCGGGGGATTTTATCGCTGTACTCAAGGCATTCACCTATCCGGATGAGTTCGATCAGGTCATTGGACTTGCTGATGTCACCTCTGGTCTCACCTATCACGATCAACCATTCCAGAGTTTTAATCTTGCTTATCGAACTCGAGTGGGCAATGATCTGGAAGGGACTGACTTCGGCTACAAGATTCATCTCCTCTTCAATCTGATAGCCAATCCGCAAACCTTAGTCTATGAGACGATCAAGGATGCTGTGACGGCGATCGAATTCCAATGGAATCTCACCGGTACGCCAACGAAGGTTCCTGGGGCCAGACCGACTGTTCACATCACCATCGATTCTCGAGACACCGATCCCCTTGTTCTCGAGGCGGTTGAGAACATGATCTATGGGACAGCGACGACCGGTCCTCATTTCCCAACAATCGATGAACTTATCAATCTGTTTGCCTATTATGGCGCTCTGCTCATCATTGACAACGGCGATGGCACATGGACGGCTATCGATGAGTCTAACAGCTTCATCACCATGATTGATCCCACGACGTTCAGCATCGCCAATGCGGATGCGACGTTCACGGATTCCAGTACGTATCAGATTTCTTCCACCAACACAGAATGAGGAGGTGACATATGGCTACAGTCACAGGTCTTACTGCTGATCGAATGCTGGCAATCGAAGCGGAATCGGTTGTCGATGGAGATGTTGTCGGCGACAACCTCATTCTCACCAAGCATGACGGAAGTCAGATTAATGCCGGAAGTGTTCGAGGTCCTCAGGGAATTCCTGGGCCCGTTGGATCCATGCTCTCGGTTATTGCGGCGCAACCTGTATCTGATGTTGGAATTATCAATCAAATTCGTGCTGGTCGGCAGCTGAGCCCAGCTGATTTCGCGAACATCGGATTGTCTGCGCCTTTGGGCTTGTGGAATCTATCTGATCTGAGTGATGCGAGCGGTAATGGTAGGGCGCTCAGTAATAAAGGTGCTGTATCTTTTGGCGGAGGTATCAATGGCGCGGCTAATACTGCTGCGCAGTTCGTTGGTTCAGCAGCTCAAGTACTTTATATTGCAGATTCGGGTGTGGCAGATCCATTTCGTCTAAAAACGGGAACTTTTGGTGCATGGTTTCGCACTCCAAAGAAAAATCCACCAACGGCTGAGTATATTATCAGTAAAAGTACCTCTGCCTCAGGTGGGTATGGCTGGTTTATATCCTTGGGCCCAACAGCTAATGGTTCATTTACTGTATCATTGCAAATATCTGGGAATGGTACTGCGGCTGGCGGCATATTTGGACTATCAGATGTATGCGATGAAAAATGGCATTTTGTTGTTGCTACATATGATGGAGTACTAACTAGGCTTTATGTTGATGGTCTTCTTGAGGCGTCAGCAAATCTCATTAACGGTGCGATATTTCAAAGTTCTGGCCCATTTAATATCGGCGGTTATGGCGGAGATGCCGCGACTGCTTCCGTTAGCCCATTCGCTGGGCGAATCGATGAAGTATTCGTTACAAGCGATGTTTTGTCGGAAGATCAAGTTCGTAATCTATATTGCGCAAAGATTCCGCATACTCTTGCGGTTGTTCCTTCGCGTTTCAGCATCAACGTTCGACGACGTCGTCGTGGTGCAGCATTGGTGGCCGCAGATTTTCCAACTCAGCCCTTGCGTTTACACAATTTCTCAGCTGGATCACTTGGCGATGAAGGATCTAATGCTATTGCGCTTGCTAGTGCTTCGACTGAAGTTAGTATAGCTGGTGTTGATGGTACAGCCAATAATGCTCAGAGTTTTATTGGTAGCAATAATCTCTACAGTACTGATGCTGGATTGCCTGCTGGTTTAGCAACAAGATCGTATGGCGCTTGGTTTAAATCAACGAGTACTGGTTCTGTAAATATTATGGCATGGGGTCAAACGCCGGGAACCAATGATGACCGTTTGCTAGTTAACAATGGGCAACTAATCAGCTTTGATGGCACTGATTCTAATGGAAGCACTTTTGTTGCTGATGGCCAATGGCATTTCGCTACTGTGGTTGAAGACAATACCGCTGCTGATGGTGTAAAGCGTAGACTATATTTGGATGGTCGTCTAGTTTCGGCTTCAATGACAATGATCGCTATTGTCTTAGGTGGAGCAACCAATTTCCGAGTTGGATCTAATTCAACTGGTGGCGGAATGTTTGTAGGCGCCATTGATAGTGTATTTGTATGTGATTATGCGCTTACGCCAGAGCAAATTGTTTCGTTGTATAACAAGTCTTTGACTGCACTTACCCCATCGCCAAAGAATGTCGGAGATCATATAGAAGCGGTAGATGCAAACAATATTCTGGCCACATTTGATTCAATCGAATCGCAGAATCAGATTGATTTGGCGGTGGCGGCATGAGATCGTTAGAGCGAGATCGCAATGGTACACGTACCGTCACTGGCGTGTTTACTGGTGCGGGAGTAATTACTCGTGGCACTGAATTCACAGTTACTAGAACTGGTCCTGGTGTATACATACTTCAACTTCAAGGTCTTAAAGGATTGATATCTGCCGAAGTTACTAATAATTCTGGCGCAGCTTACATTGGAACTTGTGCCGTGCAAACTGATGGCTCACTTAATATTTGGGGCTGGAATAATGCAGGATCGCTGATTGATCCTACTAGCATGGCTTTCACTGTCATTGGAATTCCGAGGTAGCATAAAGGAGGGAATAAATGGCCGATTCTTATATGGCGATTGCTGAAATTGCCAATGACGAGTCCATGAAAGAACGCATGTATGCGTGCGTAACACAACAAGCGCATATCGGCAATGCACCGAGTATCGCTAACGATCCTCGAAATACCCCATTCACATGGGCCGCGCTCAATTGGGTTGATCAGAATCGATATCTATGGGCGTCATCTCCCGAATGGGGAGCTGCGTGGGATTCAGCTCTTGCCGGACATCCAGATGATTCTACTTATCAGCCTGGAAAAGATGCTTCTGTTATTACCGATGCTCAGATTCTGGCAACTGTTCAATCGTTCCTCGCACCTCCTTCGGAAACTTAGAAAATGAGACTTGAACTCTCTGGGAACATTCATCACCCAAATCCGATCGGGATCACGTTCACGTCCAGCAACGCATTTGATCCCACGAAGTACCTCGCCATGGGTTACACCAACTTCGATGTCATTGCCATCGGCGGTGGTGGAGGTATGGGCGGGGGAATCGACACAGCGAACACCGGAACGCTGATCCGAAGTTATGGCGGAGCTGGTGGCGGAGGCGGGATCCAGAGAGTTAAAGGTCTCCTATCAGCTCTTCCAGCAGCTGTTCCGATCGTCGTCGGTCAAGGTGGTGCACCTGGAGTAGAAGATCCAGCCAATGTAGGACTCACCACAGATGGGGGTGATGGTGGATATTCATCGTTCAACGGGAACACCTGTGAGGCTTCTGGCGGCAAAGGAGGAAAACGTGTTCAGTCCAACTCCCATACTGTCACTACACAAGCCAATGGCGGGGATGGTGGTGTGGGAGGATCGCAGATTGCCGGTGGGGGAGGCAAGGGTGGTACCGCGGGAACTCCGGCTGCAGGGGGTCCGGGTGTCGCCGGTACGTCGGGAGCAGACGGAACCTGGAATGGTTCGGTGGGCTCTGGAGGCGGTGGCGGAGCTGGTGGAGTAGGCACTTATGGAGCTCGAGCTACCGAAAACCCAGCTACGGCTGGCGGTCGAGGTGCATACAACCCCGGCGATACGTCAGTTTCTGTTCTGGGCGGTCTTCCTTCTCTGGATCAGGAGACTGGTGCATCAAGCATAATGCCCGGTTTCGGTGGTGGCGCCAAAGCCACTCCGGTCAATGGCCTGCCATATGCCTACGGTTCATCAGAGCCCACGCATAAGGCCGGTGATGCGGGTGTGGTTGTCATCAAATTGACGGCTGTCTAATGCCCAGGATCGAGATCACGCAAAGAGGATCATTCGATCACACCGAACGATATCTGCAGAAACTCAGTAAGGGCCAGGTTTTCAACGTTCTCAGCAAGTACGGTCAGATGGGTGTAGATGCTCTCTCGAGTGCCACACCCTCAGATTCCGGTGAGACTGCCATATCCTGGTATTACGAGATCGTCCAGCGCAAAGGTTATTACTCCATCCGCTGGTTCAATCGTCATGTTGTAGAAGGTCGTCCTATCGCCATTCTCATCCAATACGGGCACGCTACCGGTACGGGTGGGTATGTACAAGGACGAGACTACATCATGCCCGCTATCCGTTCCATATTTGATCAGATGGCAAGCGACGCATGGAAGGAGGTGACCTCAAGTGGCTAATGTTGATGACAAAGTCGTAGCAATGAGTTTCGAATCTAGCAAGTTCGAATCTGGTGTCAACGGTACGATCGCGGCGCTCAGCAGGCTGAAGGCTTCCCTGAGTTTCTCAGGATCAAGCAAGGGTCTGGCTGAACTCGACAGTCAAGCCAATCAGGTCGACCTATCTCATATTTCCAAGAGCGTCGATGCCATTCGAAGCAAGTTCTCGGCGCTCTCCGTCGTCGCTATCACTGCATTGGCCAATATCGCCACTCAGGCTATTTCCGCGGGTGCTCGATTCGTCAAATCGTTCACTCTGGATCCGCTCATTGCCGGATTTCACAACTATGAGACTCAGATCAATGCCGTTCAGACCATTCTGGCCAATACCGGCCTGAAGGGCAAAGCCGGTCTGAATCAGGTCAATGACGCGCTCCAACAGCTGAACACGTACGCCAACAAGACGGTGTACAACTTCTCTGAGATGGCCAAGAACGTCGGTACGTTCACGGCCGCGGGCGTTGGGCTGAAGACCTCAGTCGAGTCGATCAAGGGTATCGCCAATCTTGCCGCTCTATCCGGTTCCAGCTCGGAGCAAGCCTCTTCCGCGATGTATCAGCTGTCTCAGGCCATCGCTGCCGGTCGAGTCAAGCTGCAGGACTGGAACTCAGTGGTCAACGCCGGTATCGGCGGTAAGGTGTTCCAGAAGGCGCTGTTCACCACCGGTGAGACCTTCGGGACGATCAAGAACGCCAAGCTTGGCGAAACTTTTGACCAGTGGACCAAGGCCGGTAACACCTTTCGTGGTTCGCTACAAAGTGGCTGGCTGACCAGTAAGGTCCTGACCACAACGCTCAAGGGCTTCACCGGAGATCTCTCAGCTTCTCAGTTGAAGGCCGAGGGTTTCTCGGCTAAGCAGATTGCCGATATTCAGCAAATAGGTAAGACGGCCAACGCCGCTGCTACCAACATCAAGACCATGTCCCAGTTGACACAGGCCTTGAAAGAGGAAGTGGCGACGGCGTGGGCTGCTGTGTTCAAAACTGTGTTCGGCAATATCGGTCAGGCAACTTCACTGTTCTCCAAGGTGCATACGGTCGCTGAAAATGCGTTAACGAAGCCGATCTACAACCTAAACAAGTTGCTTGAGGGCTGGGCCCAGCTTGGTGGCCGGGCAAAGCTAATCGATGCGGCCAAGACGGCATTCAAGGATCTGGGCGCTGTAATGGCTCCGATCAAGGATGCCTTCCGGGAGATCTTCCCGGCTTCCACAGCCAAGAATCTCTACAATATGACGGTCAGTCTCGATAATTTCATGCATTCGCTCAAGCCGAGCGCTGCTACTGTCGACGGGCTAAAACATACCTTCGCTGGACTGTTCGCCATATTTGATATCGGCAAGCAGATCGTCAGCGGAATATTCACCGTCTTCGGCGAGGTGTTCAAGTCACTCAGCGGTGGCACAGGCTCTGTCCTGAAACTCACTGGGAATGTCGGCGACATCATTGTCGCCTTCGACCAGTGGTTGAAGCGTGGCGATAGGCTTCACAACTTCTTCGTGACATTGGGGAAGGATATCGCCGCACCACTAAGGGTGCTGAATAATCTGAGACTTGCCATCGTCGGTGCATTCGCCGGAATCACGGGAAATGCCTCCGCGGGATTTTCGAAAGCTCTGGGTGGAGTCACCGGTGCACTCCCGCCGCTTCAAAAGGGGTTGGAGGGAGCTCAGAAGGTCTGGGACAGGTTCACTTCGTCGTTCAGTGGGATCGGCCAGTCACTTCAACCTGCGGTGCAGGCTATCGTCAAACTGTTCGGTCAACTCGGCAACGATATTTCGAACGCTGTCCAGCACATGAACTTCCAGTCCATCAACCAGGCCCTTCGAACCGGTCTTCTGGGTGGAATCTATCTCGTCGTCAAGAAGTTCTTCAGTGGCACCTTCGCCAAGGGTATCGGTGGAGGCATCCTCTCTAACATCAGTGAGTCGTTCGAATCTCTCTCCGGTTCTTTGAAGGCACTGCAAGCCAACATCAAGGCGAACACGCTGCTCAAGATCGCCGCAGCCGTCGGAATCCTGGCGGCAGCAGTAGTTGCGTTGTCTCTGATTGATCCTAAACGGATGAACGCGGCGATGTCGGCTCTGGCCATCGGTTTCGGTGAGCTGCTCGGCGCCATGAAGATTCTGACTACCATCAGTGGTGCGACAGGTTTCATCAAGGTGCCGGTCATCGCCGCGTCTCTGGTCATCCTGGCCACAGCTATCGATGTTCTTGTCATCGCGGTCAAGCAGCTCTCTGGGCTCAGCTGGGAACAGTTGGCCAAGGGTCTTGGCGCAGTCGGTGCTCTCCTGGTTGGGATCACAAGAGTCGTGGAGCCCCTGTCCCGGAACTCCGCAGGAATGATCACCGCTGGTCTGGGTATCACAGCCATTGCGGTGGCTATGAAGATTCTGGCCAGTGCCGTAGCCTCATTCGGCAGTCTCAGTTGGGATGAGATCGGCAAGGGACTCACTGCGGTTGCCGTCGCACTCGGTTCTATTGGTGCAGCATCGAAGCTATTTCCAGCTGGGATGGTGCAGATAGGGCTTGGCCTGATCGGTGTCGCCACTGGTTTGAAGATCTTGGCCAGTGCAGTCGGTTCATTCGGAAACATGAACTGGTCGACAATAGCCAAGGGAATCGGCTCCATTGCCGCATCTATGGTGGCTATCGCTCTGGCCATGAAGCTCATGCCTCCGGGTATGGCTCTTCAGGCTGCTGGTTTGGTCATCGTTGGTCTTGCCCTACAGGGAATCGCCAAGGCGGTCGGATCTTTTGGCGGGATGTCGCTGGGAACACTGGCTAAGGGAATAGGAACTCTTGCCGCGTCTCTGGGCATTCTGGCCATCGGGCTCACTGCCATGACGGGAACCCTTGCCGGATCTGCAGCATTGGCTCTTGCCGCTGCCGGACTGGCTCTACTTGCCCCAGCTATCGCAATTCTAGGGAGGCAATCTTGGACAGGTATCGCCAAAAGTATGGCCGTTCTTGCCGCAAGCATGGTCATATTGGGTGCGGCAGGAGCTCTACTTACTCCAGTTGCCCCTGCTTTGCTAGCGCTTGGGGTCGCAATGCTCGCCATCGGTGGCGGGTTGGCTTTAGCTGGAGCTGGTATTGCTTTGATCGGAACCGGACTCGCCGCTATTGCCATCTCTGGCCCGATTGCAATCGGCGTCCTGGTCAAGGCCCTTATTGACTTTGCCGCAGGCGTTCCGAAAGTAGTTGCGGCATTCGTCGATAATTTCACTCAGATTGTCACCAGTATAGCCAAGGCTGCTCCACAGTTCGTTGTCGCTCTTGGCATAATCATCGCATCGATTGCAGATGCGATCGTCAAGGCCATGCCGAGTGTGGTGGCCGCTTTCGATGCTATCGTCAAGGGCGCATTGACGGCTATCGCCAACGATGCCCCAGATGTCATAAAGACCGGTTTCAATCTCCTCAAACAGCTCCTCAGTGGTATTGCCAACAATATCACTCAGGTAACTGATCAAGCTGCGGACATCATCACCAGGTTCCTCAAAGCTCTTGCCAATAAAGCAGGAGCAATTGTCAGAGCTGGCGCAGATGTCCTAGCCAGTGTCATATCCGGCATCGCCGGGAGCATCGGTAACATCATCAGCAAGGGTGCCGACGTCATCGGTGGTTTCATCACCGGTATGGGCAACATGTTCTCCAAGATCGTCGACAAGGGCGCTGATGCTATCGCTCATGTCGTCACCGGTCTGGGTAAGGACGCGAAGACCCTCTTGAATGCCGGTGGTAATGCGATCGGTAACTTCGTCACTGGTCTGGGTAATGGTCTGGATGACATTGTCAAAGCGGGTGTCAAAGCTGCTGGTAAGTTTATCGATACGATAGCCAACCAGATTCCCAAGCTGGCTGATAGTGGAGCTCAGGCCATTCTGAACCTTCTGAACGGTTTGAGCGCTGGTATCAGAAAGTATGAGCCACAGATCATCAAGGCGATGTGGAATGTCGGTTGGTCGATGGTTCAGGGATTGGTAAGCGGTATCGGAAGTATCGCCGGACGGGTTCTCGACAAGATCACCGGTATCCTGAGTGGTATTCCAGGTGCGGCCAAGAAACTTCTCGGCATCAGCTCACCTTCCAAGGTGATGGCTGATATCGGCAAGTACATAACTATGGGTCTCGCCAACGGTATCAGTGATAACGGCGATCTTCCACAGAAGTCGGTGGACGATATGGTGAGTACCATGATCGACACGATCAATGGCATTCCCGATGCACTCACTGGTGTTGTCAATGTCGAGCCGACGATCACTCCGATTCTGGATCTGACTCAGGTCAAAGCTGGTGCTGATCAGATGAACAGTCTGCTGGCGCCCGCTCCTATCAATCCCGTGACTTCCTCCGGGCAAGCCTCGTCTATATCTGCATTGCAATCCCCTGTCATTGCAGATGAGTCAACGCCCTCTGGTGGTTCAAAGTCAATAACGTTCCAGCAGAACAACTATTCTCCTGAGGCGTTGTCTGAGATCGAAATCTACAGACAGACCAAGAATCAGCTGGCTATGGCGAGGAATGTTCTTGCACCGGTGTAAGAGGCTGGGGGCTCCTGGCGCTCCTTCGGGAGTCCCCAGTTTTATATTTGCGAATGGAGGCATAAACCGCTGTGTTGACACAAGTCAAGGCTTACAGCTCGCTGCCTGCTCCTCCAACTCTTTTGTTGGATGAGAACGGTCGTGAGGAAACAGATCTGATCCAAGTTCGTGATATTCAGGGGCTTGATCCGGTCAAGGCCACCGTCAGCACAACGAACTACGGCTCTGTTGACGGAGCGGCTTTTACCGGTGCGGGTGTATCCACCAGGAACATCGTCCTGACGCTTCATCCAAATCCAGACTGGAAGACCTGGACATATGAGAGTCTTCGCCGGTTGGTGTATTCATATTTTATGCCGAAACTTCCGGTTCGCTTGGTGTTCTATAGCGACGATATTTCCCCGGTGGAGATTTCTGGCATAGTCGAATCATGTGTCGCTAATCCATTTGTCAAGGATGTCGAGATGGTCGTCTCGATCATCTGCCCAGATCCATATTTCACTGATCTCAATCCGACAGTGATCACAGGTAATTCGAGCGATGGAACCGTACCTACTGAGATCCAGTACGACGGTGACATTGAGGCAGCCATCCAAGTCGAGGTTACGAGAGTAGCAGATCCTGCTCCTACCACGATTGGGATTCAGATCGGCGATCCGGCTTTGTCATATTTCAACGTCATCGGTGCCACAGTCAATGCGAACATGTATTTTATCATGAGCTCGCAGCCAGGACAGAAATATGTGCAGAACGTTCAAGCTGGCTCCGGCGTCATCACCAATCTTCTCAACCTCATGCAAAGAGGTTCAAGTTGGCCCAAGCTGCAACCTGGGTCGAATGACTTCTCGGTGATCACGGATCACCCGGGCAATCAGTTCTGGACACTTACTTATTACACTCGTCGAGGGGGGTTGTAAGTGGAACTCTATACCCTCGATCGTAAGTTCATCAGGCAGATGCCCATCGACACCTTCGATTCGGCCATCTGGACAGAAAGATATTACGGCAACGGAGATCTTACCCTGGTTGTTCCCGCTGATCCGGGATATTTGCAGGCACTTATCCCAGGTACGTTCGTAGCGGAAGAGGATTCCAATGAGGTCATGCTCCTCGAGACGTATGACATCAAGGATGGAGCACTCAAAGTTACTGGACAAAGTCTTCTGCCCTTCCTCAATAACCGGTTTCTCAGGGTCACAGCAGCGCATGAAGATCAGTACTGGACGATCCAAGGCCAGACTCCAGGTCAGATGCTTTGGGATATCGTCTATTACATGTGTGTAGCCGGTAGCCCGTATCTTATACCCGCGGGTTCACCTATGGGTATCGTCAATGCCGACAGACTAGCTATTCCGGGTCTCGGCGCTGGATCGATGGATTTCTCCGGTACGCCGACCACTATTGCCATACCTTATGGGCCGGTCTATGACGCCTTGACGAGTATAGCCACTACGGATCAGATGGGAATGAAGATCATTCTCGATCATGCTGATGCGAATGGATATTCTCTTCTGTTCACGACCCATCGTGGCCTGGACAGAACAAGCACACAGACTGTCAATCCTGCAGTTCGATTCTCATCAGAGTTTGATTCTCTCACTGGTATCGAGGAACTTCAATCGATGACCAGTTACAAGAATCTCGCATATTCGTTCGCACCTTCGAATCCCAATGGCCTGGCTGGAGCTCCCGGAGCTGACGATGCCACAGGCGCGTCCACAGGGTTTGATCTACGTGCGACCATGACGTTCGAGAATGACATCACCACAGATCAAGTGGGAAACGATCCCAACGTGTTGCTGAGCATTCTGAACAGCCGGGCTCTCGCCGCTGTCAACAACGCGAAGTTCGTCAAGACAGTCGACGGTGAGATCACTCCTCTCAGCCAGTTTCAATATGGCGTCCATTACAACATGGGCGATATTGTCGAAATGCAGGGGAACAGCGGGACCGTACAACGGGCTCGCATTACCGAGTTCATCCGGTCACATGATAATACGGGGGAGCGGTCTTATCCGACGGTGGCGGTGATTGATTAGAAAGGAGGTGAGTGTTGTATCCAGTGCTTATTGTCTTTGCTGATGAAACCAGCCTACCTCTTGCTGCAGCGATTATCGCAGCAATTCTCGGTCCTGTCGGTGCATATTTGGTCTCTGCACGCAAGATGTCGGGAAAGATCGGTACCAGTGACGCCGAGCAACTGTGGGCTGAGAGCAAAGCAATACGTGACTGGTCTTCAAATCAATTGGCATCACAGACTCAAGAAATCCAGGAATTGAGAGTAGAACTGGGGAGGCTCGCAAACAGATGCAGTATTCTCGAAGAGGAAAACACCAAACTTAGAGAACAGCTGGATGATGCTCATGAACATATTTCACGACTCGAAGGAGGCGGTGTAGGTGGAAGATGATCCGGCACCCCGTCGGAGAGCCAGTGATCTAGTTCCCGAACATACTCCGGAACCCATCCCGATCGTTGCCGGGAAGACACTAGACGCAGCGAAGGAAATCAAGCGCACGTTGAGGGGGTTGGTCATAGCCACGCTTGTTCTGTACCTGGTTATGGTGGGACTTGGGCTCTATGTGTTGAAAACTTCGAATAGTGCCACAAAAGCTCTCTGTTCAGTTCGTCTGGAATCGCAAAAGCGAGTCGAAGAAGGCTCAGTCTTTCTCAAAGAGCACCCCAATGGCTTCGCTGGGATAGCTCCAGGCAATCTGAAGAGAAGCATCAGGGATTCCCAAGACACCGTCGACGCTTTAAGCGGATTGGATTGCTAAATGTCTGCAACAACACCAACGGCACCCGAGAACAAGCCATTGCTCAGCGATGAGCTCTACCAGATCCTCGAGGCATTGGCCACACTCATCCTGCCCGCCCTGGGCACATTATATGCCGCCTTGGCGATCATCTGGGGTTTGCCCGCAGGTGACAAGGTGATCGGAAGCATCGTCGCCATCGACACCTTTCTGGGGGTGGTCGTCAAGCTCGGCGAGAAGTCGTACAAGACCAGTGGCGCCAAATATGACGGTGCCATCAACGTGCTGGACACCGCCAACAAGACGACGTTCTCTCTGGAGCTCAACGGCGATCCCAACGAGCTCAAGAACAAGGACGAGATCACCTTCAAGGTCAACACGCCCCCGCCTACTCCAGCCATCCCTCCGACGGTGTTAGTTCCCCAATCGACACCTGCTCCGCCATCGCAATAGAAACATAGCTTATAGTGAGACCTACTATAAGGAGCGTTATGTTTCCTCGAGCGAAAGCCCAGACTCGCCTCGAAGTCGCAATCGACAGAGCGTTGATTGAGCTGGAGACCAAAGATGTAGCCTCAGCCGAATATAAAACTATTTTGGAGCGCGTTGAAACGCTGTACGAAGTCAGGAAGACCGACAAACCTGATCGCGTAAGCGCAGACAACCTCGCCACGATAAGTGCCAATTTGGTTGGGATCATCCTAATCATCCGCCATGAGCACGTGAACGTGATTACGTCACGAGCGATGGGACTGGTAACCAAACTCAGGTAGCACAAACTTGATAGAAGTCGAAATGTAGGGGATCGTAAAAACATCCCCTATATTTTTGTCTGGCTAAAAAACCCCGGGGGGAAATTTTGGAATTTACCTCGCAGAAAAATCGTGGCATATAATGAGAAGGAAGTAGTGCAACACGAATGTAGTTGCTTAAGTGCAACCGCTTCCAGAACAGTTCGATGCTCGTTCTGGACCTTCTCTTTTTTTCTTTGTCTAGCTCGGAGGTTCTGTTGTTCAAGAACAAGTCGCTCGTGGTGAAGATGGTCAATAACAGCGAGCAGCAAACTCAGGCGCCTTCGGAGCCTATCGATCCGTCCGATATCGTCACCAGCGTCACCATTGGCGTGTGCACGATCATCGGTTTCTATATGCTGGCCGATACTTGTCGGCAGCTCATTATCAATCCGTAGTGAAAGGATAATCTCATGCGTAAGCGTTATGGTTTCATGAATTTCGTCGGCGACATCATCATGTGCTGCATCACCGGCGGTCTGTGGCTGATCTGGATCTTCGTGAGGGAAATGAGGGCTCGTTGAGCGCACAGTGGTGGGGTTTGGCAGGAGGTCTTCTGGCGGGCTTCCTGTGGTCTCTGTTGTTCGCCAGGATGTTCCAGCGATGGCTGGATCGACGCATGGATAAGAAATTCCTGCGTATGGTGCAAGTTCGATTCCCCAATGGCAAAGTGATCGAGTCTATTTCTGTGTCTAGCTCGGACAAAGAGGCCATGGCAAATGTGGAAAGGCGGTTGAGGGATGCTTCAAGATCTCTTTGAGAAGATCGCGGTCAAAATGCCGGATGTAAGTACTCCGACGCTCTTGACGAGTTTTGGGGTGACCGGGGTGTTCTCGACCGCTTATTTGGCCAGTCGTGCATCGTTCAAGGCGGCTCGATTGATCGATCAGGAACAGGGAGAGCGAGATGGCGTTGGCGCAGCACCACTGCTGACCCAGAAAGAGAAGGCCAAGCTCGTCTGGGCGATGTATCTGCCTGCGGCAACAGTAGGCACTATTACTATCGCCGCCGTTGTTCTGGCCAACCACGAGGCCTCGAAGAAGATCGCCGCTCTGACGATTGCCTCGAGTATCTCGGAGCGAGCCTTCCAGGAGTACAAGGAGAAGGTTCTGCTACGGGTGGGTCAGAATAAGGAGACGGCCATTCGAGACGAGATCGCTCAGGATCGTGTCACGGCCCATCCGGTTCACACCCGAGAAGTGATCCTCGCTGGGACCGGTGAGGTGCTGTGCTTCGACGTATTGACTGGTCGATATTTCCAGAGCAGTGTTCAGGAGATTCGCCAGGCAGAAGTAAAAGTGAATCATGACATCATGAATCACATGTACGCCAGTCTGAGCTCGTTCTACGACGAGATCGGGTTGGCTCCCACGCCATATTCCGATGAAGTTGGTTGGAATGTGAACGACCTCGTGACAGTTGAGTTCTCGACTGTCCTCAGCACGGATGAGCGTCCGTGTATCTCTATCGATTTCATGGTCCACCCGAAAGCGGACTATACGAACCTCTACTGAAACGATTATGAAGAATCCTCGTATCAAGTGCAACTGCCCGATGTCTCTCCGCGACGTCATGTCTCCCAGGACGGATGACGAGTATGGGGAGCATCACTCAATCGCCTGCCCGCTGTATCGAAAGGACACCATTGCTCAAGAAAACCCTCACGTACACCAACTTCAACGAGGAGGACGTGACTGAGACGTTCTTCTTCAATCTCTCCAAGGCGGAGTTGATCGAGCTCGAGTTGTCACACAAAGACGGCCTTTCGGAGTCTCTGAAGAGGATCGCCGCTTCTGAGGACGGCAAGCTGATCATCGCCGAGATGAAGAATCTCATCCTCAAGTCGTACGGTGAGAAGTCTCCTGACGGCAAGCGGTTCATCAAGAACCAGCGGTTGCGCGATGAGTTCGAATCGTCCGAGGCCTATTCCGAGCTGTTCATGGAACTGGTCACGGACGCCGACGCCGCGGTGGCCTTCGTCCAGGGGATCATCCCCAAGGGAATGGCCGACGTGACGGAGGAGGTCGCTTCGCCAAGTACGGAGCAGACGACCTTCGACAAGGCTCGGATGAAGATGGTTCCCTCATCCGAATCTCAGACCATCATCGAGAAGATGACCAGAAAGGATTTCGAGGAGCTGGATAGCGATCAGTTCCTGGAAGCGGCAGACAAACTCCGTCGCGGGACGCTCGAAATCACTGAGTAAGTTCTAAATAGTCGCCCCCAGCATTATGGCGGCTAAATGAAACGAGATATACAATAACAGGGCAAAAATCTCGTTTACTCCTCGCGAAGAAAACAGTGGGTATAATAGAACCCACACTATCTTTAGGAGTTATTATGTCTGATAAACTGTTCATCGCCAAGATGATCGTCAGGACCGTTGTTGGGGTCAGTACCTCTAAGGTGGCTCACGACATCATCGTGAACAACACCACTGTCGAGACCGGAGCGGATGCCGCAAAGGTCTGGATTGGTGGAGTTGTGATCGGAAGCATTGTCGCCGAGCATGCCAAGGAGTTCACTGAGACCAAGATCGAGAACGCGATCAACTGGTACGACGAACGGAAAGTCGACAAGACTGCCGCGTAGTGAACCAAGAGTTAGGAATCCAAACATGGATTCTTAACTTTTCTCTTTTTTCCGACCAAGGAACATATGGACTTCCCAAGTAACAGCGACAAGAGTAAAGAAGCGCCGCCGGAAGAGAAGGATCTCAAGCGCGTCACTTCTGGGACTGCTACGCGGAGGAAGAAATCTCTCCGTAAACAGTTCTCAGAGACATTCGTTGCCGGAGACGCCAAGTCGGCACTCAATTATGTGCTATTTGATGTGCTGGTTCCCGCGGCCAAGGACATGATCACTGAGGCAGGGTCACAGGGCATCGAGAAGCTCATATTCGGCGACTCTCGACGCAAGGGCGCCGCTCCGCCCACCGCGGGAGCTCAGGGATATGTTAGCTACAACCGGTACGCCATGGGGAATAGGCAGTCCGCTCCACAGCGTGCCATGAGTCGTAGGGCAAGAGCCAGTCATGATTTCGATGAGATCGTGCTGGATGAGCGAACCGAAGCTGAGGAAGTTATCGATCGTCTATTCGAGGTGGTGAGTCGATATGGATCAGCGACTGTGGCAGATCTTTACGAACTGGTTGGTCTTCCGGGAACTCACACGGACAACAAGTGGGGCTGGCACGACCTTCGGGGTGCCGGGGTCTCCAGAGTTCGTGGTGGATTCCTACTTGATTTGCCGGAGCCTCAGCCCCTGGACTGATGCCACCTAACATCGAGTATATGCGTGCAGAAGTACGTGCCATGTACCCCTATCCTGGGTGGCGTAAGAAAGTAGCAAAGATGTCCGATGGGCAAGTAATGGCCATATATTTGAAGGAGCAGAACAAGCCTAAAAAGAAGCCCGACGAAGATCCAAGACCACCCGACGATATTCCATTCTAAAGGAGACATTATGAAGTTCCTACCAGAGGGAGCCAGCCGCATGGTGGCTCGACAGGCATTGAAGGCGAATATGAATTCGCCCCAGTTGCTGTTCGCTGCCGGTGTCGGTGGCATGGTCGCCAGCACCGTGTTGGCGTGCAAGGCCACACTGAAGGTTGAGGAGATTCTGATCACGGGTCAGAGCAACCTCAATGTGGCGAAGAGCCTTCGCGACGAGCGCTACAGCGAGAGGGATCGCCAGCGTGACATCGCCATCATCTACACGCGCACCGTTGTCGGTGTGAGTCGTCTCTATGCTCCGGCGATCATCGTCGGTGTTGCTTCTGTGGCTGCACTCACCAAGTCCCAGAACATTCTCAGCGAGCGCAATGCCGCGCTCACGGCAGCCTATGCTGCTTTGGATAAGGGCTTCCAGCAGTATCGAGCCCGTGTTGTTGAGAAATACGGTGAGGAAGAGGATCGCAACTTCCGCTACGGAGCGGAGCGTGTGGACGTTCTGGACGAGGAGACCGGTCGCACCCACAAGGCGACTCGTGTCGGTCCGGACGGAGCATCTGTCTATGCCAGGTTCTTCGATCCGATGTCGACCTCCTGGTCGAAGGAGCCGGAGTACAACCTCGTGTTCCTGAGGTGTCAGCAGAACTATGCCAACGACATGCTGAGAGCTCGCGGGCATCTGTTCCTGAACGAGGTCTACGACATGCTCGGGATTCCTCGCAGCAAGGCCGGGTCAGTGGTCGGCTGGGTCATGAGTCGAGATGGTTCGTCCGACAACTACGTGACCTTTGGGATCTTCGACGATGAGTGGAATGCCCGCGATTTCGTCAACGGTCGTGAAGGGTCGATTCTCCTCGACTTCAATGTCGACGGCGTCATCTTCGACAAGATTGATGGGAATTCGGAGGAGTTGTCATGGCAGAAGTCGTAGAAACTGTGGCCGAGGGAATCGAGGCCGTTGCGGATGAGCTCGACGATGTTGCCGAGGTCACCCGCGGTTTGACGGGGCAGGATCTGAGTCTCATCGCTGGTGGATTCCTCATCGGATTCGCGGCAGGTTATAATTTCGCCAAGAGGCGTCTAATCACGAAGTACGACACCCTGACTGCGGACACGATCGACAAGATGCGTGACCACTATAAAGAGAAGGAAATGCAGCTCAACGCGGAGATCGAGAAGGTTCGCACCGGGCCCAAGCCTCCGATCTCGAAGGTCATGGAGGATCTCGGCTACGACTCAGCAACCACGGATCCGAATCCAACTCGATATTCCGAGATCGAGCAGAACGCGATCAACGAAGTCGAGGAGGCTCACAAGCCGGAAGTTCAGAACGTCTTCGAGGAGGCGGAACGAAACCCGGCACCGGTTCAGACCTGGGACTATGCCACCGAGGTCAAGGCCCGAGTGCCTCATCTGCCGTATGTCATCCACGTCGACGAGTTCACTCAGAACGAGAATGACTTCGAGCAGGTGAGTTACGTCTGGTATGAGCAGGATCAGATTCTCGCTGACAGCGCGGACGTGGCCATCGAGAATTTCGAGCAGATGGTTGGGCTCGAGAACATCAAATTCGGACACGGGTCGAATGACCCGAATGTCGTATATGTGAGGAACGACAAAATGCATCTCGATATCGAAGTAGTGCGTAATAGGGGGAGCTATGGCGAGGAAGTTCATGGTGTCATCCGACACAGCTCGCAGAGGCACATCCGAACGAGTAGGAAATTCGACGACGATGAGTAGGAAGTTCGACGAATCATATTTCCGTTGGCTTCTCTTTCAGATTCATGAGGACAGAAATGTCGCCATGAGCTATATGCCTATGCTGAGAATTCTTCATGATGTGGAGTTCGTATGGATCGTGGCCAATGATGACAATCGGCTTGAAGATGGACGAGATCTTAGGTCTGAATATACCCAAGCGTCCCGTCACATATTTGATGATCATGCCATTACCGTCCTCGAAGTATTGGTTGCTCTTGCACGTCGAGTTGCTTTCAATGCGGGTGGTGAACCTGAGCATTGGTGCTGGGTACTCATCCATAATCTCGGTCTTGATAAGTACCGTGAGAACTTGACAGAGAGGCAAGCCAACCGAATCCTCGACATCGTTGAGAAGCTCATCTGGAGGAACTATCACCCCAATGGCAAGGGTGGTTTCTTCCCGCTGAAACATACGACCGAAGATCAGAGGAAGGTCGAGATCTGGTACCAAATGAGTGCGTACATCAACGAGAGGAACGCACGCGCATCCTGAGAGATCCTCAGAAAGGAGGTTGAATGGATTTCTATCAGGTCCTTACTAGAGAGACAAAAGATAAAACAATGGAGTTGTACCCCGACTTCATTGTGGGTCGTTCTCAGGATCTGATGGTTCAAGGTCGAACCTTCTACGCCATTTGGGACCAAGAACGAGGGCTATGGTCTCGAGACGAGTATGACGTACAGAGACTCGTCGATGAACACCTGCAGCGTGAAGCTGACAGATTGTTTGCCGATACTGGCATTCGCTATCAAGTTCGATATTTGCGATCGTTCAATTCAAATTCATGGACGCAATTCAAGAAATTCTTAGCGAATCTCAGTGACAACAGTCACCCATTGGACTCGAAGGTTCTCTTCGCCAACTCCGAGGTAAAGAAGACAGATTATGCCAGTCGACGTCTTTCCTACTCAATCGATGATCAAAGTGATTCAGCAGCTTGGGAAGAGTTACTCGGAACTCTTTATGCAAGTGACGAACGCGCTAAGATCGAGTGGGCAATTGGCTCGATCGTTGCAGGGGACTCGAAGAGGATCCAGAAATTCCTGGTCCTTTACGGTCCGGCAGGGACCGGGAAGTCTACGATCCTCAACATTATTCAAAAGCTCTTTGAGGGATACACGACCACTTTCGATGGCAAGGCACTCGGCAGTTCGTCGGGTACCTTTGCAACGGAAGCATTCAAGACCAACCCTCTAGTTGCGATCCAGCACGATGGAGATCTGTCAAAGCTGGAGGACAACACTCGACTGAATTCAATCATCTCTCACGAGTCGATGATGATGAATGAGAAGTACAAGCCGAGTTACACAGCGAGAGCTGAAGCTATGCTGTTCATAGGATCCAATCAGCCGGTGAAGATAACTGACGCCAAATCGGGGATTATCCGGCGGTTGATCGATGTGCATCCGACGGGAGTTCGATTCCCGATTCGGAGATATCAGACACTGATGAGTCAGATCGAATTCGAGCTCGGTCGCATAGCTCGTCATTGCCTGGACGTATATTTGGAGATGGGCAAGAATTACTACAATGCCTACCGTCCTGTTCAGATGATCTATCAGACGGACGTATTCTTCAATTTCATCGAGGCGTACTATGATCTGTTCAAGAAACAGGACAATACGACCTTGAAACAGGCGTACACCTTATACAAGGAGTACTGCAACGACAGTGGTATCGACAGGCCGATGCCACAATACAAGATGCGCGAGGAGCTTCGTAACTACTTCGATGACTTCAAAGATCGAGGTGAGATCGATGGAGAACGCGTACGTAGTCTGTATTCCGGTTTCAACGCAGAGAAGTTCAAGACGCAGACGGTCAAGGATGATCCAGCCGCCTTTTCACTAGTTATGGAGGAGACTGAATCACTGCTGGACCAGGTGTTTGCTACTCAGCCAGCACAGTATGCCACTGAGCAGGGAACTCCTGTGAAGAAATGGTCTGGTGTCAAAAGCTCGCTAATAGATATTGACACGCGTAAATTACATTTCCTAAAGGTACCTGAAAATCACATCGTGATCGACTTCGACCTAAAGGATGAAAACGGCCATAAAGCACTTGAACGAAACCTCGAAGCGGCGAGCGCCTGGCCCGCGACGTATGGTGAGTTATCGCAATCCGGAAAAGGGGTTCATCTCCATTACACGTATACCGGTCAAATCAGGGAGCTCGAGAATCAGTTCTCTGAGGGAATTGAAATCAAAACGTATGTCGGAGATGCAGCACTTCGCAGAAAACTGTCGTACTGTAATGCAGTCCATATCTCGGAGATAAGCAGCGGACTTCCGCTCAAGAAGAAAAAGGAGAAGATGCTCAAAGCTAAGACCATCACAAGTGAAAAGGGCCTCCGAGATCTGATCGAGCGGAATCTCAAGAAGGAGATTCATCCGGGAACAAAACCGTCTGTGGATTTCATTGCGAAGATCCTAGGCGATGCGTACGAAGATGGCTTGGTGTTTGACGTAACCGATCTCCGGCCACGGGTTATGGCTTTCGCCAACAACTCAACCCATCAAGCTGGTAATTGTCTGAAGGTAGTGCAAGGAATGAGATGGTCGTCAGAGCCAGAGTTGGGCTCGGATCTCGAAGTGGTAGTAGACGACGATCGCATGGTCTTGTTCGACGTGGAAGTCTACCCGAATCTTCTCGTCATCTGCTGGAAGTTCAGAGGAGATGACAACGTCGTCAAGATGATCAATCCCACGCCTCATGAAGTCGAGGCGCTGTTCAAGCTCAAGCTTGTCGGATTCTACAATCGTAGATACGACAACCATATTCTCTACGCAGCAGCAATGGGATACGACAATGCCCGGCTCTTCAAGTTGAGTCAGGACATGATCGTGGAGAACAAGAAGGGTGCCACTTTCGGCGCAGCCTACAACTTGTCCTATGCCGACATTTGGGACTTCAGTTCGATCAAGCAGAGCTTGAAGAAATTCGAGATCGATCTTGGGGTGCACCACATGGAACTGGACCTTCCATGGGATGAATCGGTGGACGAGAAGGATTGGCCGAGAGTCGTGGAGTACTGCGTCAATGACGTGAGGGCCACTGAGGCAGTTCTCGAAGATCGTTGGGAGGATTTCATCGCACGTCAGATTCTGGCGGAGCTCAGTGGATTGGAGGTGAATGATTCCACCCAACGACACACAGCGAAGATCATATTCGGTGATGATACGAATCCTCATCGACAGTTTGTATACACGGATCTGAGTCAGGAGTTTCCCGGGTACAAGTTCGAAGCTGGAAAGAGCTCGTACAAGGGTGAGGATCCGGGGGAAGGTGGTTATGTATATTCTGAACCTGGTATATACGAAGAAATCGCTCTACTTGATATTGTATCTATGCATCCTGCGTCAATTAAGGCGCTAAAACTATTTGGTAGATACACCGACAAGTTCGTAGAGCTTATGAAGGTGAGAATGGCTATCAAGCGTAAAGACTACGCGGCCGCCCGTGAGATGCTTGACGGGCGGCTAAGGCCATATCTCGAAGATGAAGACCGAGCCGACAAGCTGGCCTATGCGCTCAAGATCGTTATCAACATTGTTTATGGATTGACGTCGGCCAAGTTCGACAATCCTTTCCGTGACATCCGGAATGTTGACAACATCGTGGCCAAGCGTGGCGCTCTATTTATGATCGATTTGAAGGAAGATCTGCAGGACCAAGGTAAGCAGGTCGTCCACATCAAGACTGATTCGATCAAGATTCCCCACGCGGATGAATCAACGATCAGTCATGTGAAAACAGTAGGGTCGTTCTATGGCTACGAATTCGAGCACGAAGCCACATACGACAAGTTGTGTCTGGTGAACGACGCAGTTTACGTCGCAAGGAAGGGCGACGAGTGGATTGCAGTTGGATCTCAGTTCCAACATCCCTATGTTTTCAAGAGCTTGTTCTCGAATGAGGAGATCGTATTCGACGATCTCTGTGAAAGTCGCAGTGTTGTACAGGGAACTATGTACCTCGATACGAAAGAACGTGCCGAGGACGAAGCCCTTGTTTATAGCGATATGCGCCATCTTGGGCGCACTGGTCGTTTTGTACCTGTTCTGGAGGGCGGAGGTACTCTCTACCGGGTGAAGGACGATCGTTACTACGCGGTATCAGGGACCAAGGGACATAAATGGATGGACGCGGAAGTCGCCAAGGACATCCCTGATTTGAAAGTGGACATGTCGTATTTCGAGAAATTGAAGGACACAGCCATCAAAGCCATCGAGGAGTTCGGGCCGTTCGAGGAGTTCGTGAAATGAGCGGAGTTGAGATTCACCTCAACGTCAACAACGTGAAGATGGACAGTAATGTCGCAGTCAAACAAATCAACGCGTATCATGAGCTGTTGATGGCCGATCATCTACGTGGTCGACATCCATATGGACGAATGCGTAGAGATTGTCCACTGTGTATCTCAACTCATAGGACTCTAGATGAAGCATAACTGGCGTGCACTATTGCAGTACGAGTTGACTGATCAGGAAGCTCGTCAGATGGTACAAGGTTATGGTCATCCCGAAGTGGATGATGCTCCTATCACCTTGCTCGCCAACGATGAGCGACCTCCAGTGGGCGACCCCAGAGTCTTTCTCGGGACACACAACATGCTCCGAAATGAGACTCTGGTCGTCTGCTGGACCTGTGAGCTGGCCTGGGATCCTGAAATAGCGTCTCAGCCTTGTAAGGGTGAATCCGCACTTCCAGCCGATCTGGGAACTCTTGGACCCAAACCGCCTTTGGGTAATGTGGATCTGGGATTGGTTGAAGTGGGACGAAATGATCCGTGCCCTTGCGGCTCGGGTAAGAAATTCAAACGATGTCATGGAGCGAATTAATGGAGAGACCCATCACTATTAGAAACGAAATTAACGAAGTTCTTACCCTGATCGAGATTGCTATGGATAAAGCAAGAGAAGAAGCTATCTCAATGGGCATCGATGTAATGGAACTTAGAACGTCTGACGGCAGATGGGTAATGCACGGGTTGTTGGCTACTAAAGTTCAAGCAACCCATTCGCTTCTGTTACTCGATCTCGTAGAACAGGGAAAGGCTTAGTTATGCCGCAAGATAACACCGTCCTGATGGAAGGCGTTCGCATCGTCTTTCGCAACTTCACCGGTAAAGAAGGACAGTACAACCGGGAAGGCGATCGCAATTTCGCGGTGCTTCTCGATGACGAGGTCGCGAATGCGATGGACGCTGATGGATGGAACATCAAGTGGCTCAAGCCTCGAGAGGATGACGAAGACGAAAGTCAGCAGGCTTACCTGCAGGTTGCCGTCAACTTCAAAGGTAGGCCACCACGGATCGTGGTCATCACATCACGTGGACGTACCAATTTGGATGAAGACTCAATCGAGATGCTCGACTGGGCCGACATCAAGAATGTGGATCTCATCGTGCGCCCCTATGAATGGTCGGTCAATGGCAAGACCGGCATCAAGGCATACCTACAGAGCATTTATGTGACCATCGAAGAGGATGCTCTCGAGCTCAAGTATGCGGAATTGGACGAGGCGCGGATGCC